GGCACCAAGGCCGATCCCAACCGCCCCATGCTGGCCGTGTCCTTCAAAATCCTGTCCGGTGAGTTCAAGAACCAGCGCCTTTTCATGAACCGTGTTCTGTACGGCACCAAGAATGACAAGAACATGATCGCTTCCGCTATGGGCTTCTTGGAAAAGTTGGATTCCGGGGTTCCCATCAGCTTCACCAGTTACAAGCAGTTTGCCCAACTTGTCCTTGATGTAGCGGAAGCCATTGACGGGAAGCTGGAATATGCGGTGGATTACGATGATACCCGCTTCAATTCCATCAGCATTGATGAAGTCTTTGAAGTTGAGGATTGAAAACCGGTGTGCACTTTTTTATAATCAAATTGAGCACTATATGTACTCATATTGACTTTTTTGAACCTTAATTTTCAAAAACGCCGGGGCAAGCGCCCCGGTTGGCCCCAAGGTGAAGCCTTCCCGTGGCGGGGCTGTTTTCACTGATTCACCGAAAATTCCTTCAGAAAGTGGGTGACACGATGATCTTCTATGACTTTGAGGTTTTCGCTTATGATTGGCTGGTTGTCCTGATTGACTTGAACGCCAAACAGGAAACCGTGATCATCAATGACCCTGACAAATTAAAAGGCTTCTATGAGAGCCACAAGGAAACCATTTGGGCCGGGTACAACAGCCGCCATTATGACCAATTCATTTTGAAGGGTATCTTGTGCGGGTTCAACCCAAAGAAAGTGAATGACTGGATCATCCTTGATGATAAACCCGGCTATCGGTTTTCAAGCCTGTTCAGGAACTTCCCCCTGATTAACTATGATGTGATGCCCAATCCGCCTATCAGCCTGAAGGCGCTGGAAGCCTTCATGGGGCATTCTATCAAGGAAACCACAGTTCCCTTCGATATTGACCGGCCTTTGACAGAAGCGGAGCTGGCGGAAACGGTCAAATATTGCCGCCATGATGTGGAAGAAACTGTGGAAGTATGGGTTCGCAATATTGCGGAATTCAACACCACAATGTTCTTTGTAAATCACTTTCATCTTGGAAGTAATTCTATTGGGAAAACCAAAGCCCAGCTTGCCGCAGAGATTTTGGGCGGGAATGGGAAGGGAAAATCTTTTGATGATGAATTTGACTTTCCAATTTTAGATTGCTTACGGTTGAAAAAATACCGTTTTGTGGCGGACTGGTACAAAAACCCCGTTAATCATGATTATGGGAAGGCGCAGGAGAATATAACCGTTGCCGGTGTTCCACATACCTTTGCTTGGGGCGGTGGGCACGGCGCTATTCCCAAATATCACGCCCACGGGATCTTCTTGGTGATTGATGTTACAGCCTATTACCCATCCTTGCAAAAGCAATTCAAAATTGGGTATCGGGTAATGGATCATCCTGAAAACTTTGAGTTCATCCATGATAGCAATATTGAATTCAAGCGCAAGGGAGATAAAAAAGCCCGTCAGCCATTCAAGATCATGGACAATGCTATTTCAGGGCAGATGAAGCAACCACAATCGGCACTTTACGACCCCATGAGCAACAACACCATTTGTATCAACGGCCAACTTCTGCTTCTGGATTTAGTTGAACACCTTGAACCCTATTGCAAACTTGTTCAGAACAACACAGATGGTATCATTATCCAGCTTGCGGATTATGACCGGGATTTTGAAAAGATTGATGATGTGGTTTGGGAATGGGAGCAAAGAACCGGAATGAAGATGGACTTTGATACTTTCATGGGTGACATTTATCAGAAAGATGTAAACAACTATTTTTTGGTTGACCGGGAAACCGGGGCGGTTAAAGCCAAGGGCGCTTATGTAAAAAAACTGTCTGATCTGGATTATGACCTTCCTATTGTCAACCGGGCCATTAGTGAATACTTTTCCCACAAAACCACACCAGAGGAAACCATTATGGGGTGTGGAGATTTGCGAGATTTCCAAAAGGTTGTAAAAGTTTCCAGCAAATATGAATGTGCGCTTTACTCCCCTGTTATCACTATGGAGAAAATCAGGGACGAAAAAGGCCGTTCAAAAAATGTGAAAAGGTTCAGCGGCGGTGAAGTTCAAACTGATAAAACATTCCGTGTGTTCGCTTCAACTGACCGGAGCAAGGGCGGATTGTTCAAAGTGTCCGGTAAAGTGGTAAAGGGCCGCAAGAAAAACCCTGAAAAATTCGGGAACACCCCGGAACATTGCTTCATTATCAATGATGATGTGACAAATCTTCCCGTTCCCGATGAACTGGACAGACAGTATTACATTGATTTGGCGTGGAAGCGCCTAAAAGACTATGGAGTTGACCGGGAAGGGGGGGGGATTTGAGCCATGCAACTATTCAGAGGATATGTCCCGACAAAAGACAAACAGTGTCTTGAAAAGTTCAAGGGAAGAAAACGGTTAAACACCCTTGAAGAAGTTCAAGACCTTGACGAATACGCCGCTATTCTTGGGGATGAAACAATCCTGATTGATGTGGATAATGCGGAAACCAGTGAACTTCTATTCCATATTGTTCAGGACTTGGGCTTGAAATGCCGGGTATATGCGACCACACGGGGCAAACACTTCTATTTCCGAAACCCTGAAGGGTATGTGGAAAAAAGCTGGACAAAACAGACCTTGGCCCTTGGTATTGAAACAGATTCCAAGGTTGGGCGGAACAACAGCTATGCCATTATGCGCTTCAATGGGGTTGATCGGGAAATCATTCAGGATTGCCCGGAAGATGAAATTCAAGACCTTCCCAAGTGGTTGACCCCGGTAAAAACCAACATGAAGTTCTTGGATATGAGAGCCGGAGACGGGCGGAACCAAGCCCTGTTCAACTACATTCTAACCCTTCAAAGCGAGGACTTCACCAAGGAAGAAGCCCGTGAAACTATCCGCATGATCAACCGGTATGTGCTGGAAGATCCCCTTTCTGACCGGGAACTTGAAACAATCCTTCGGGATGATGCCTTCAAAAAGCCTATCTTCTTCAAGGATAAAACATTTCTGTTTGATAAGTTTGCGGTTTACCTGAAGAATAACAACCATATTGTGAAAATCAATAACCAGCTTCACATTTACCGGGATGGCATTTATGTTCCGGGCGCTATGGAAATTGAAGCGCAAATGATCAAGCATATCCCAAACCTAAAACGGGCGCACCGGTCAGAGGTTTTAGCTTATCTGGAAGTAATGTTTCAGACCGAGGGAGAAACCAGAGCCACCAACCCTAATATCATTGCCTTCAGCAATGGCCTTTACAATATCCGGGATGGTTCTTTCATGGACTTTACCCCGGAAATTGTGATTACCAATAAAATTCCGTGGCCCTACAACCCCGCTGCCCACAATGACCTTTTGGACTATACATTAAACCGGCTGGCTTGTAATGATCCTGAAGTCCGGGCCTTGCTGGAAGAAATGGTGGGCTATTGTCTGTACCGGCGCAATGAACTTGGCAAAGCCTTCATTCTGATTGGCGATAAGAGCAACGGCAAATCCACCTTCCTTCATGTGGTCAAAAATATGTTGGGGGATAAGAATATTGCTTCCCTTGACCTGAAAGAACTTGGGGACAGGTTCAAAACCGCTGAACTGTTCGGAAAGCTGGCGAACATTGGTGATGATATTGGGGATGAATTTATTGCCAATGCGTCTGTATTCCGCAAACTGGTAACAGGCGAACGGGTGAATGTGGAGCGGAAGGGCCAAGATCCCTTTGAATTCAATAATTATTCCAAGTTCCTGTTTAGTGCTAATGTGATCCCCCGCATGAAGGATAAGACCGGAGCCGTTCAAAGGCGCTTGGTGATTGTTCCCTTTGATGCCAAGTTTACCCCCAATGATGCAGATTTCCGCCCATTTATTAAAGATGAGTTGTGTGAACAAAGTTCAATGGAATATCTGATCCAGTTGGGCTTGAATGCCCTGAAGCGTGTTCTGACCAATGCCGCCTTTACCACTTCCAGCCGGGTTCAGGGGCAACTTGACGAGTACGAACAGAACAACAACCCCATTATTGGCTTCATTCAGGAAATCGGACTGGATGGGATCATCAATGAAGCCACTGATACAGTTTATCGGAGATATAAAGAATATTGCATTTCAAACAATTTCCAAGCCCTATCCAAAATTGAGTTTTCCCGACAAATCTGCAAACGCTGTGGCTTAACCAGTGGAGCAAAGTATATCAAGGGAAGAAAAACAAGAATTTTCGTGGAAGAAGGTGATTTATGATGGCCGGTTCTAAAAAAGTGTTCGCCACCCTTGGGAGTTCAAACCATGTGCCTGAAGAACGGGAAGCCTTTGACTACTACGCCACCGATCCCAAAGTTGTGGAAATGCTGTTGGAACTGGAACAGTTTGCCCCGGTGATTTGGGAACCGGCCTGTGGTGAAGGCCACATTTCCAAGGTGCTTCAGGCACACGGTTATCAAGTCATTTCCACCGATCTTGTTTACCGGGGCTTTGGTGATCCTGAACCGCTGGACTTCCTGAAGGAAACTTTGGATGGATTTGAAGGCGATATAATCACCAACCCGCCATATTCAACGGGACTTGAATTTGTTCAACGGGCGCTTGAAAGCGTCCGCCCCGGTGGGAAAGTGGCAATGTTTCTGAAGGTTCAATTTTTGGAAGGACAGAAGCGGGGGGCCTTCTTTAAGAATACCCCCCCCCGTATAGTCTACATATCCCGTTCCCGTTTGGCCTGTTATAAGAACGGAGATATGAGCGTTAAGCCCGAAAGCGCCATTGCTTATGCGTGGTATGTATGGGAAAAAGGATTTACCGGTGATCCGGTGATTAAGTGGTTCAACTGAAAGGGTGGTGGAACATGAACCATCAGTATTCAAAATTCAAAAATAAAGCTATCCCCTATGCCAAAGTTGGGCGGCGGGTATTTGGAAGCCTATTCAATGCTGAAACCTTCTGTTCTGACCACGGGCTTGATGTAAATTCAGCCATTGAATATGGGGAAATCCCGGAATTGAAGAATGAGGTTCAAGAAATAGCCAAATATCAAAAAGCGGTTCTTCGGGAAGTTCTTCATCGGTTGGAAAAGCGTTGTTCTTTCCTACATGGTGAAATAACTGGATTTTCTAATTCTTTGTCTGTTTGCCACCCGCTGGATCGGGGGTATTTGGAAGATAGACTGAAAGAAGCGATTGCCAAGAGTACAGCCACCCATGAAGCAAGGGAAATGGTGTGGACGATACTTGAGGAATTGGAAAGGTTGAGTGAATGGCATGATTAAAGATAGTGGAGAACGCACCCGGTTTGATACCGGGGCGGTTCGTGATATGCACACCGGCAAGGGCCGGATGGATTTATTGCCTTGGGAAGCCTTGGTGGAGGTTTCCAAGCATTGTGAAGAAGGGGCGCTAAAGTACGGGGAACGCAACTGTGAAAAGGGCATTCCCATTCACAGCCTGATTGATTCGGCCTTCCGCCACCTTGCCAAGTACATGATGGGCATGAAGGATGAACCCCACCTTCGAGCGGCTTGCTGGAATTGCTTATTCGCCCTGTATATGGAAATCAAACACCCTGAACTTCAGGACATACCAACCAGAATGGAGGAACCGCATGAACAGGGCTGAACGGCGGAGAGCCAAGAAAGCGGGTATTCCGGTAAAGAAGGAACCCGTGGTGAATATCAAAGCCGCTGATGTTCAGAAGATCAAACAGGATGCTTCCAAAGAAGCGGCGGACAAGGCTTTTCTTCTGATGCTGGGGTTGCCGGTGATGGTGCTTCATGACAAATTCGGCTTTGGCCCGGTTCGGTGTGAACGGTTCACGGATGCTGTTCTTGAACTGTATGATAGCTTTGAAAAAGGTTATGTGTCCCTTGAAGATATTCACCTGACCCTGAAAGAAGAAACCGGGATCACTATTGTTTCAGATGGGAGGTTGAAAGATCGTGGGAACTAAACCTTGGCAAAACAGTGAAGGCTATTCCGATCCCACCGCCTATGAGGGATTGAAGCCTGTCATTCGAGAGGATGAAGAACAGCAACGGCGGTTGAACAATCTGATTTTCGTTCTGAAGTACATTATCCGCTTGGCCGGGTTTGAACTGTTGAACCGGATTGAACTGAAAGATAAGCGGAATGGGAGGGAGTTCAAATAATGGGGCCGAATAGCGATACAGGGAAAGGAACCCTGTATATTAACGGGGAACCCCTTGCGGAAGTTGGGGAAATCAAAATTCCACTGGAAGTGGAGCCGTCAGATCTTCCACCGATTCTGGCCAATGTTTCTTTCACTATCACAATGGATTGCCCCCGGTGGTTGCGGCGGAAGTTGGCGTGGTGGATTTTCAAAGCCCGGTTGAAAGACCTAATACACCGGATTTTCCACTTTTGAAAATTAACTTTCAAGAAAACGACCCCACCAAAATCCTTCAGGGGTTGGGGTTGGAACAGATATGGGACAGATGTAAAGGCTTGATCTGTTCCGGTGAAAACTATTGTAAATGCTGGCGTTTAGGTAAAGTAGAACAGATAGAACAGATGTTATATTACTTAAACTTAAAAAGTAAAAAAATATATAAGATAAGTAATATAAGAGAACTGTCCAAAGATGTGTTCTATCTGTTCTACACATTGAAAAGCCTTGATATTTCAGGAGTTTTCACAGAACAGATGTGTGAAAGGATGTGTGCTACATAGTGACTGATAAGGAACTTTCCCAGCGGGCTAAAGAATATTTTGCCCAAATCCGAAAAACTGACCGACTGATCCAGCGGTTGACAGATACAGTGAATACCCTTCGATCCGGGTTGACCAGTCAAAGCTATGAACTGAAGCCTGACAAGGTTCAGACTTCCGGGCCAAAAGACACTTTAGGGGAAACCATTGCAAAAATCATGTCCCTTGAAGATGATATTAACACCCGGATTGATGAACTTGTGACCATGAAGAAGGAAGCCTTCAGCATGATCAGCAAAGTTCCTGACCTTGACCAGCAAAATGTTCTTGTAGGCCGGTATATCCAACTGAAAAAGTGGGAAGATTTAGCCGCTGAATTTGAGTACACCACCCAATGGCTTTTTGAAATTCACGGGAAGGCTTTACTTGCTTTTGCCAAGGAAAATGCCGATTTCTTGAAAGAACCGAGTAAAGTTTAGTTTCACCTGTTGAAAGTTTAGTGTTTTTTCGGCTATCATATAAAGTGAAAAAGCGTCCGAGGGGGAACCTTCGGCGCTTTTCTTTTGATTTCAAAGGGGGTGAATACCTTGACCAAGAAGCAAAAGCGGTTTGTTGAAGAATATCTGATTGACCTGAATGCAACGCAAGCGGCAATTCGGGCCGGGTATTCACCTGATACCGCACAACAGATGGGTTCTGAAAACCTGTCAAAACCTGTGATTAAAAATGCTATTGACAAGGCTATTGCAGAGCGGAGCCGCCGAACCGGTATCAATCAAGATCGGGTGATTCAGGAAATCGCAAAATTGGCGTTTCTGAACCCCATTGATGTAATTGACATGGATGAAGCCACCATCAAAGGTGAAGCCAACCGGGATGATACCGCCTGTATTGCTTCTGTCAAAGTGAAGGTGATTCCCGGTGAAGATGGGAATATCACTGAACGAGAGGTTAAGACCTACGACAAGTTGAAGGCCCTTGAATTGTTGGGCAAACATCTTGGAATGTTTACCGACAAACTGAAAATGGAAGGGAATGTTCCCGTGGTTATCATGGGGGATGATCAACTTGAAGATTAACCCCAAGGCCAAGGTGATCCGCCTTCCTGAAGTGGTGGGCAAAGGGTACAAGACCTTTTGGAACTTCAAAGGCCGCTACCGGGTTTGTAAGGGGAGCCGTGCAAGCAAGAAATCCAAAACCACGGCCCTGAACATCATCAAGCGGATGATGCAATACCCGGAAGCTAATACCCTTGTGGTTCGCAAAGTATTCAGAACCTTAAAGGATAGCTGTTTCACAGAATTGAAGTGGGCAATCAACCGGCTTGGGGTTCAGGCTTATTGGGAAATCAAGGAAAGCCCCCTTGAAATGACCTATGTTCCCACCGGTCAGAAGATTTACTTCCGGGGCCTTGATGATCCCCTGAAGGTTACTTCCATTACGGTTGAAATTGGGTATTTGTGCTGGTGCTGGATTGAAGAAGCCTATGAAATCACCAATGAAGATGATTTCAATATGCTTGATGAAAGTATCCGTGGCGCTATCCCGGAAGAAACCGGCCTGTTCAAGCAAATTACCCTGACTTTCAACCCGTGGAATGAAAAGCACTGGATCAGGAAGCGGTTCTTTGGAGAGATTACCGGCAAGGATGCCCAAGGGAACCCCACATACCGTTTCCATGATAGCTGGACTTCCCCAGATGGGCAGATTTACGCCACCACCACCAATTACCTGTGTAATGAATGGCTGGATGAAGCTGACCTGAAGGTTTTCCAGACCATGAAGGAAACCAACCCCCGGCGCTATAAAGTGGCTGGCCTTGGTGGTTGGGGCATTGTGGATGGCCTGATTTATGAGAACTGGCGGGAAGAACTGTTCAACCCGGCTGAAATCAGCGCCAAGGATGGCGTGAAATCTGCCTTCGGCCTTGACTTCGGTTATACCAATGACCCCACGGCGCTTTTCTGTGGGCTGGTGAGTACAGCAGAAAAAACCATTTGGGTTTTCGATGAACTGTATAAAAAGGCCCTGACCAACCGGGCCATTTGCGAACAAGTCACAGTGATGGGCTATGCCAAGGAACGGATTAAGGCCGATTGTGCAGAACCCAAGAGCATTGACGAATTGCGGGAAGCTGGCCTTCAGCGTATCAGAGCCGCCCGGAAGGGCAAGGACAGCGTGAACAATGGCATTCAGTACATTCAGGATTACACCATCATCATTCATCCCCGGTGTGTGAACTTCATTACTGAAATTTCAAATTACACTTGGGCTGAAGATAAGTTTGGGGCCAAGATCAATACCCCCATTGATGATTTCAACCACCTGATGGACGCTATGCGTTATGCGCTGGAAGATATGCTGGTTGGCCCCGCCTTCAGCTTCGACTAATAACAGGATAGTAACAAACAGCCCCGGAAACACACGGTTTCCGGGGTTCGGTGTTCATTGCCCAATAGAAAGGAACCGCCCATGTTTGAACAACAGCACATTTTGAAGAAAATTGAACAGTGGGCGGATCGGCTTCCCTATCAGTCTTTGAAGATTGAAGTGGAACTTTCAAACCAAACGCTGACCTTGGAGAAAACCAGACAGCGCCCCATTGGATTTCAGCCCCCCCCCAAGAGAGAAAGGATGGTGATTGAATATGCCTTTGTTTACTGATACTGAAACGGCCCGGATCAATCGCCTGATCCTGATGGGCGGCAATACCGGCATGACTGAACTTCAGTTTTTCGCCGCTGAAATTGATGAATGGAAGCGGAGCCGCAAGCGGAAAGAACAGATTACCGGGGATGCCTACTATGAAGGTTTCCATGACATTCTGACCCGCAAGCGCACAATCATTGGCGAGGATGGCAAACTTCAGGAAGTTGACAACCTTCCCAACAATCGGCTGGTGGATAACCAGTTTGCTTTGATGGTGGATCAGAAAACCAACTATCTTGTGGGCAAGCCCTTTTCCCTGACTTGTAGAAACAAGACCTACTCCGAATTTCTGAACAAGGTTTTTGATAAGCGGTTCAAGCGGCTTCTGAAGTATGTGTGTGAAGATGCCCTGAAAGGCGGGATCGGCTGGTTGTACCCCTACTATGGGGATGATGGCAAACTTGCCTTCAAGCACTTCCCGGCCCATGAAATTCTTCCGTTTTGGGCTGACGATGATCATACCATCCTTGATTGTGCTGTCCGCCTTTACCCGCAAGAGGTTTGGAGCGGCTACACCAAGGAAATTGTGGAGCGGGTGGAAATCTTCAAATCAGATGGCCTTTACCGCTATGTGTATGATGGAACCACCCTGACCCCGGATGAACAGTTGGGGGAACATGAAAACTATTTCAGTGTTGACGATGGGGAAGAAACGGTTGAACTGAATTGGGAGCGGATTCCCCTGATCCCGTTCAAGTACAATAAGCAGGAAATCCCCCTGATTCGCCGTGTGAAAACCCTTCAGGACGGTATCAACACTATGATTTCCGACTTTGAAAACAATATGCAAGAGGACGCACGGAACACCATTCTGATCCTGAAGAACTATGATGGTGAAAACCTTGGGGAGTTCCGCCGCAACCTTGCAACCTTCGGAGCCGTGAAAGTTCGGGATGATGGCGGGGTGGAAACCCTGACCGTTGAAATTAACGCTGAAAACTTCAATTCCATTCTGAAACTGTTCAAGGATAAACTGATTGAAAACGCCCGTGGCTATAATGCCAAGGATGATCGCATGGGTAACAACCCCAATCAGATGAACATTCAATCCATGTATTCTGACATTGACCTTGACGCAAACGGGATGGAAACCGAGTTCCAAGCGGCCTTTGATGATCTTCTGTGGTTTATCAATCAGGATTTTGCCAACACTGGCCGGGGTGACTTCGAGGAAGAAGAAACTACCATTGTTTTCAACCGGGATATGCCGGTGAATGAAAGTGAAGCCATTGAAAACTGTGGGAAGTCCGTTGGTATTCTGTCCAATGAAACCATTGTGGCCCAGCACCCGTGGACAACGGATGTGGAATTGGAGTTGGAGCGGATCAGGAAGGAAAAGGAAGAAGCAATGGAACAGGCGCAGGATTACACCGGCGCTTTTGGGAATGTTCAGAAAGAAGATCCTGATGGTGATGAAGGCGGGGACGAATAATCCCCGCCTTCCCTATATGCCGGGGCAATAATGGGGCGGGGCCGGGGTTCACCTCCTTACCCGGTCAAAGGTGCAATTCCTTTCCCCGGCACTTTCTATGGCGTGTTAGTCAAGCGGTTAAGACACCGGCCCTTCAAGCCGGGAACACGGGTTCGACCCCCGTACACGCTACCACTTGCCGGGTTGGTGGAATGGCAGACACAGCGGATTCAAAATCCGCCGCCTTTGGCGTATGGGTTCAAGTCCCATACCCGGCACCATCTGGGAACGCTAAATAGTTGTTATGGGTTTTAGCACGGGCATGAGTTGCGGAGTGGTTATAGTGCCTGATCATTCAAGAAGGGAGCGTGACCCCGTGAAAAATGCTGACTATTGGCGGGGCCGGTTCGCCATTCTTGAAAATTCGGCCCACAAACAAGCGGATGAATACCTTCAGACACTTGAAGATATTTACCGGGAAACTGAACACACTGTTCAGCGGGATATTGAAAGCTGGTATCAGCGATTTGCAACCAATAACAATGTGACTTTGGCGGAAGCCCGGAAAATGCTGACCACCGGACAGCTTGAAGAATTCAAGTGGACGGCGGAACAGTATGTGAAAGCCGCACAGCAAGCCAACCTTTCCCCGGAATGGATTAAGAAGTTGGAAAACGCTTCAACCCGTTTCCATGTCAGCCGCCTTGAAGCAATCCAACTGCAAATTCAACAGCAGATTGAACTTCTGTATGGCAATCAGGTTGATGGGGTGGATGATCTTCTGAAGAAGCTGGTTTCCAATGGGTACACCCACGGGGCCTTTGAAATCCAAAAGGGCATTGGCCTTGGATGGGATTTCACCGCTTTGAACCAGAAGAAACTTGAAACCTTACTTTCAAAACCGTGGACAACGGACGGACGGACTTTTCGGGATCGCTGTTGGGTGAACAAGGCTGATTTGGTGGACACCGTAAACAAAGAACTGCTTCAAGGTATGTTGCGGGGTGATCCACCGGCCAAGACTATCACCGCCATTCAAAAGAAGTTCGGAACAGCCCGTTATAAGGCAAGGCGGCTGGTGCATACGGAAACAAGCTATTTTAACGCCCTTGCCGCAAAAGAAACCTATAAGGAATTGGGCGTGAAGAATGTAGAGATTTTGGAAACGCTGGATTCCATCACCTGTGCGTTTTGTGCAAGTATGGATCGAAAAGTGGTTCCTATGTCAGAATTTCAACCGGGTGTTACCGTCCCCCCGTTTCATCCACATTGCCGAGGAACTACGGTTCCTGCCATTGATGAAAAATATACGGGTGAAAGAGCCGCAAGGGATCAGGATGGAAAAGTTTACTATGTTCCCGGTAATATGAGTTATTCCGAATGGAAGAAAACCTTTGTGGATAAGGGTTCCAAAAACAAGTTGACCCTTGCAACCATCGGGAGTATAATTAAAAATACAGTTTCGATGGTAAAAAGCGAGGGTTCCAATGTGCAGACGGTAGGCCGCATTGATATAGAAAAATACCGTTGTATTACGGACAGGATCGCCACCGATGAAGTGATTATCACCCCGGAACGGATTCAGCATATTGAAGAACGCCACCCCGGAGATTACGGACAGTTCGTTAAGTATATTGCGGATATTCTGGAAAACCCGGATTACATCTTGGAAGCAAACAAGCCTAATACCGGTGTGATTCTGAAAGAAATTGAAGAAAATGGCGAAAAGTTCAAAGTGATTCTACGGGTAAAGGTAGAGAGTGACCCCGCTGAATATCGAAACTCCATCTTGTCCTTCTGGCAAATTGGAGAAACCACATGGAAGAAGAATGTGAAGAACAAGAAAATCCTTTACAAGCGGGAATAATACTGTTATACTTTAGATAGGATAAGAACGGGCTTTGAGGTGGAAAAAGCGTTCCCATACGCCACACGCCTTTTGGTAGTGGGCAAAAGGGATGCCGGGAGTGACGCTCCGGCCAAAGTCCAATCTTCAAGGGAACAGGTGAAAACCTGTTCCCTTCTTCTATGTGCTGAAAAAAATGAAAAACCCTCTTGACTTTTCTGTTGCTACAATATATAATTGTTGTAGCAACAGAAAAGAAGGTGAATAAATGGTTGCTAAAAAAGGCCGTCCTGTTTCAGAGAACCCCAAAGATTATATGCTTCGGGTGAGGATGGATGAACAGACTTTGCAACAGCTTGATGAATGTTGTGAAGCTGAAAATCTTTCTCGATCTGAAGTAGTAAGGAAGGGGATTCAGGAACAGCATAGCAAACTAAAGAAATAGGGTGTTGGCTACCCGCTAAAGTACACCAACACCCTAAACCACCAGAGGTTTCCCAACTGGATAAATCCATTCTATCACAGTTGGGAACTTCTATCAAGTGAAAATTGATGGAGGTTTAACATGGAAAAATTGATCAAGAGCATTGAAAGCGTACACCCCGGCAAGTATGACCTTCGCAGGAATGAACTGGATGAACTCTATGACGCATATCATCACGACACTTTCAAGCTGATTGCCGTGGTGTTCAAGCTGGGCTTTGCCCGTGGACAGAAGGCGGTGAAGAAGGCATGAATGAACTTCAGGTATTCACCAACCCCGAATTTGGACAGGTGCGAACCCTGACCATTGAGGAAGAACCGTGGTTCGTGGGTAAGGATGTAGCGGTTGCCTTGGGGTATGAATCACCACGGGCGGCAGTTAGTAAGAAAGTTGACCCGGAAGATAAAGGCGTTTCCGAAATGGAAACACCTTCAGGCAGACAGCAAATGACCATCATCAATGAATCCGGCTTGTATGCCCTGATCTTCGGAAGCAAGCTGGAAAGCGCCAAACGCTTCAAGCATTGGGTGACGCATGATGTTCTACCCGCAATCCGCAAAACCGGAAGTTATTCCATCATCCCGAAAGCAAGAGCCTTGACCACAGACGATTACATGAAGGCGGCACAACTGGCCGCTACTTGTCGGAATGAACGGCTTCCCTATGTGCTTGGATTTCTGGAACAGGCCGGGTTCTCCATCCCGGAAGTGACCACCCCAGCCCCGGCCTTGGATGGGCCTGTGGATTGCACGGAGATTCAGCGGCTAATGGATGAACGGGGCATTTCCGTAACGGAACTTTCCAAGCTGACGAACATTTGCAAAGCGTCTTTGAGTTATTACAAACGGGGCATTTACAAGCCGAACCGTGAACGCTATCGCATTATCATTGACGCATTAACTTAATTGATGATTTGACCACCCCGGCCTTCGGGCCGGTGGTGGTTTTTTCATACCTATTCGCCGTTTCCCGGTTGTGGGCGGAAAACAGAGCCGGGGGAAATCGTGGTTCCTGACCCACGGTAAAAAAGGATTTTATGATGGAGGTATCACACTATGACGAAAGAAAAGCTGATGGAGTGGGGCTTGACCGAGGAACAGGCCAACAAGGTTATGGAAGGGCTGAATGGTTCCTTTGTAACCAAGAGCCGGTTCAATGAGGTGAACGAGGAAAACAAGACCCTGAAAGCCCAAGTTTCTGAACGGGATGGGCAGATTGAAACCCTGAAGAAATCCGCTGGTGATAACACGGAACTTCAGAACCAGATCACCGCCCTTCAGGAAGCGAACAAGCAGAAGGACAAGGATCACGCCAATGAAATCAAGGCCCTGAAGATCAGCAATGCCGTTGATGTGGCCCTGACCAATGCCAAGGCCAAAAACAACACCGCTGTAAAGGCGCTGTTGGCCGCATTCTTGGAGAAGGCGGAACTGGCCGATGATGGCACGGTGAAAGGGCTGGATGATGAAATTGGCAAGCTGACCAAGGGTGAGGACACGGCTTTTCTGTTCGACACCAGCGGCAAGGCCAAGTTTAAGGGAGCCAAAGCCGCTGAAAAGAGTGATCCCCACAATCAGCCCACCGGGGATGACCTTTCCAAAATGTCCTATGACGAACTGTGCAAGTACATGGAGGAAAACCCGGATGCGGTTTTGGAGTAACCCACACAATTTGACTACACAGAAAGGAAGTTTGAACGATGGCTAACAGCAAGTTTGATGCAAAGTCTTTCAACCCTGAAGCGTTTAAGTACATGGTTGGCCGTGTGCCTAACCTGACCCTGAACGCCCTGAAGAAGTCCCGTGCGCTGGCCGGGAACCCTGATATTCGGGCGGTGTTCACCAGTCAGAATGGCACCGGCTATGCCCGTCTTGCCATGCGTGGCCTTCTGGATGGGGATGCGGTGAACTATGACGGTGAAACCGACATTACCGCCACTTCCACCAAGACCTTTGAACAGGGCATGGTGGTTGTTGGCCGTGCCAAGGCATGGACTGAAAAGGACTTCAGCTATGACATTACGGGCGGCGTGGACTTCATGGGCAATGTGTCCGCACAGGTTGCGGAGTACAAGGATACCTTGGATCAGAAAACCCTTCTTTCCATCCTGAAGGGTGTTTTTGCCATGCCCACCACCGATGCCAAGAACAAGGAGTTTGTGGAGAAGCACAGCACCACGATTTATGCCCCTATGAGCGCCACCACCCTGAACAGCGCCGTGAACAAGGCTTGTGGAGCCAATAAGCAGAAGTTTTCTTTGGTGTTCATGCACAGTGATGTTGCCACCAACCTTGAAAACATGAAGCTGTTGGAGTTCATGAAACAGACGGACGGGGACGGCATTCAGAAGGATTTGACCCTTGCCACTTGGAATGGCCGCACTGTGGTTGTGGACGATGATCTTCCCGCCGTGACCGGCTATGCCGATGCTGAAGCGGACACCCCCGGCGCTTTGGTGATCAAGGCTTCCGGTGCTTCCGGTGCTTCTGAAATTGATCTTGCCAAGGCAACCCCCTACTTTGGCACCCGTACCCTTGCCGCTGATATGTATGTGGTTCCCGCTACGCAGTACACCACCTTCATCATGGGCAACGGTGCTATCTCCTATGAAGATATTGGGGCCAAGGTTCCTTATGAAATGGCCCGTGACCCCAAGACCAACGGCGGTGTTGATACCCTGTATATGCGTCAGCGCAAGGTGTTCAGCCCCTATGGTATCAGCTATGAGAAGAAAAGTCAGACCAAGCTGTCCCCCACGGACACGGACTTGGAGAATGGGCAGAACTGGACGCTGGTTCACAGCGGGGAAAGCACTGCTTCCCAGCGCACCTATATCAACCACAAGGCCATTCCCATTGCCCGGATTCAGTCTTTGGGCTGATGGAATGGCGGTGATTCCCGTTGCGTGAACAGGTTATTGCAATGCTTACGGCCCTTGGCGTAACGGGGGCCGCTGAAGATCCCCTGTTGGATATTGTGATCAGCAATGTTCAATACAGGGTTCAAAACAAAACCAACCGAAAGGATATGCCTGAAGGGTTGGTGAGTGTGGCCGTCTATATGGCGGTTGGCGAATACCTGAACATGAAGAAGGTTTCCGGGCAGTTGGAAGGGTTTGACCTTGAAGCGGCAATCAAGCAAATTCAGGAAGGCGATACCAACACGGTTTTTGCCATTGGGGATGGGAATTTGACCCCTGAACAGCGGTTGAACAGTCTGATTGACTACCTGACCAATGGGCGGAGCCGTGAACTTTACCGATTCAGGAAGTTTGTATGGTAAACGCCCACAGAAAAGCCCTTGAACGGTTGTGGAAGGATCGGTGTTCTATTTTCGTAAAAGAGAAAGTCACCGATCCAACCACACACCTGACTGACTTTGAAGAAAAGCCGCTTCTTCAGGATCAGCCCTGTAAATTGTCCTTTGAAACCTTAACTTCAAGTTCCGGTGATCCCGTGGCCGCTGTTGCCCAAACTGTGAAGCTGTTCTTGTCCCCTGATGTGGAAATCCCCGCTGGCTGTAAAATCGTTGTGACACGGTTCAACAATCTTGAACGGAAGTTCACCTATTCTAAAAGCGGTGAAGCCGGGGTTTTCACCAACCATCAAGAAATCCAGTTGGAGCCGTGGAAGGGGTATGCCTGATGGCTAAATGGGGCAAATGCGATTTCAAGCAACTGGAACGGCTGAATAAGAACATGGAAAAGCTGATGGGGGCGGATTTGGACAGGTTTTGCCGCCAAGCCGCCCAAGAGTTGGCGGGGCGCTTGCTGAATAAGGTTGTGAAGCGGACACCTGTTGTATATGGCACCTTGCGGGATGCGTGGGCGGTAATGCCTGTGGGCCACAGGGGAACCCATTACACAGTTGTTGTGCTGAATAACCTTCAGTATGCGTCCTATGTTGAATACGGCCACCGGCAACAGCCGGGGCGGTTCATCCCCGGTTATTGGGAAAGTGACCGCTTTGTTTATGATCCCGATGCGGAAGGCGGGATGGTGCTGAAGAAAAATTGGGTAAAGGGGCGCTATATGCTGACCATTTCCACACAAGAACTGGAACAGCAAGCGCCTAAAATTCTGGAAAAGAAGTTGTATTTGTTCCTGAAGGGGTGTTTCGATGCTTAATGAGATTATCAAAGGAATTTCAATGGCACTGAACGCCGCCTTTGGGGATGGGTATGAAATCTATCAGAATGATGTGGAACAGGGTTTGAAAGAACCCTGTTTTTTGATTGCCGTTTTACAACCGGAAATCACGCCCATGCTTGGGCGGCGCTTTATCAAGAGGAACCCATTTGACATTCAGTATTTTCCGACCAACCCCCGCAATAATGCGGAGATGTTCACCGTTGCGGAAACGATGATGGAAGCCTTGGACTTCATCACGCTTCCCAGCGGTGATCTTCTTCATGGAACCAGCGTGAATTATGAGATTGTGGACAATGTACTTCATTTCTTTGTGAACTATAACTTGCCCATGATCCGCCCCGCTGAAGAAACCTATATGGAAACCTTGGAAACCGAGGTTGGAACCATTGGAGGGGATTAAAAATGCCTACGACCAAAACCAGAAAGCCCAAGACAGCGGAAGCGGCCCCGCCTGTTTCCAATGTCCCGGTTTTCACCAAAAGAAATATCCTGACCTTCCAGCGATACGCCAAGCGGCGTGATCTTCTGTCCGTTTTGCTGGAAGATGGAAAGGAATACACGATGGAGCAGGTGGACAGCTTGCTTCAAAACTTTTTCAAGAAAGGCAAGGTGAATTGATATGGCCCTTGGCGGCGGCACTTTTTTGACGCAGAACAAGATTCTGCCCGGTGCATATATCAACTTCATTTCGGTTGCGAATGCAAGCGCCACCCTCTCTGATCGTGGTATTGCGACCATCCCCCTTGAAATGAATTGGGGGCCTGAAGGTGAGGTTATCACCGTTGAACTTGGGGAGTTCCAGAAGAATTCCCAAAAGATTTTCGGCTATGCGTACACGGCGGACGAACTGAAGCCCATGCGTGAGATTTTCAAACACGCCCAAACGGTTCACTTCTTCCGCCTGAATTCCAGCGGCGCAAAGGCCGCTTGCACTTATGCAACGGCCAAATACCCCGGCACCCGTGGGAATGACCTTCGTATTGTCATTGAGGAAAATGAAAACAGTCAGCCGGAAAGCAAACTGTATGATGTTTCCACTTTCCTTGGCACTGTCCAAGTGGATCAGCAGAAGGCCATTTCTAAAATGACTGACCTGAAGCCCAATGATTATGTGGACTTCAAAACAGAAGGAAGCCTTGCTGTGACTGCTTCCACCCCCCTTACCAGCGGCACCAATGGGAGTGTGGAGGATGCGGCTTATCAAACCTATCTGGATAAGATGGAAGCCTATACCTTCAACGCTATGGGTTGCCCCACCAACAAATCCACCATTGCTGAACTGTTTTCTGCCTTCTGTAAGCGGATGCGGGATGATGTGGGCAAGAAGTTTCAGGTGGTATGCTTCCGCAAGCTGGCCGACTATGAAGGTACCGTGAGTGTGAAGAACACCATTGTTGGTGAAACCGATGATCCCGCCCTGATCCCGTGGGCAACCGGCGTGATTGCGGGAACCGCCGTGAATAAGTCCGCAACCAATATGGACTATGACGGGGAATATCAGATTGATACTGATTATACCCAAAGCGAATTGGAAGCCGGTATTCTGGAAGGTTCGTTCATGTTCCATCTGGTGGATGAAAAGGTTGTGGTTTTGGAGGATATTAACACCTTCATTTCCGTGACGGATGAAAAGTCCGGGGACTTTTCCAGCAATCAGACAATCCGGGTTCTGGATCAGATTGCCAATGATATTGCTGTTCTGTTCGGCAAGAAGTACCTTGGCAAAGTTCCCAATGACGCTTCCGGGCGGATCAGCCTGTGGAACGATATTGTGAAGCACCATCAGGAGCTTCAGAATATCCGGGCTATTGAGAACTTCTCCAGCGATAATGTGACGGTTGCCCAAGGCGATACCAAGAAGGCCGTTGTGGTGACGGACTATGTTACCCCGGTCAACGCTATGGCCCAGCTTTATATGACTGTCTATGTCCAGTAAGAAAGGGGTGTAAGAGTATATGGCAACTGTAATGCAAGCCAAGGACGCAGTTTCCGCTTCTTTGGCCGAATGCTTTGTAACCATTGGGGATAACCGTTACAATTTCATGCAGGCTATCAACCTTGAAGCCAACTTTGAGAAGAATAAGACGGAAATCCCCATTTTGGGCAAGACCGGCAAGGGTAACAAATCCACCGGTTGGAGTGGTACGGGTTCCGCAACCTTCCACTATAACACCAGCATTTTCCGCCAAATGATGAAGCAGTACAAGGACACCGGCGAGGATGTCTATTTTGACATTCAAGTGACCAATGAAGATCCCACTTCTTCTGTGGGCCGTCAAACCGTGATCCTGAAGGATTGCAACATTGATGGCGGCATTCTTACCAAGTTTGACGCTGATGCGGAATACTTGGATGAAGATATGGACTTCACTTTTGAGGATTTCGAGATGCCGGAAGCCTTTACCCTGCTTGCGGGAATGGAGTAACATTGCCAAAACCCGCCCCATTTTGATAATGTGGGCGGGTTTTTCTTTTTTCAATTTCAAAATAGGAGGATTTTAACAATGAGTTTGTCTGCTTTTCTGGCTGAAAATGCCCTGTCCGTTGAGAATGTGAAGTTTGTTGCTTCCAAGCGGTTTTTGTCTGATGAATTGGACGATAAGGGCAAGCGGAAGCCTATGGAATGGGAGATCAAGGCCATTACCGGCACCGAGGATGAAGCCCTTCGGAAGTCCTGTGCCAAGCGGTTTCCCGTTCCCGGCAAGAAAAACCAGTATCAGAAGGAAACCGACTATGATCTGTACCTTGGCAAGCTGGCTGTGGCCTGTACGGTGTTCCCCAACCTGAATGACAAGGAACTTCAGGACAGCTATAAGGTGATGGGCGCTGAAGCCCTTCTGAAAACCATGCTGACCCCCGGCGAGTATGCCGATTACCTGACCAAAGTTCAGGAGGTTTGCGGGTTTGAAACCACCCTTCAGGATGAGGTGGACGAGGCAAAAAACTAATTGAAGAAGGTGATGGTGAAGCAAATATCGCTTACTATTGCCTTCACGAACTGCATTTGACACCATCTGCTTTTCTGGACTTGCCCCGGAAAGAACGGGCCTTCATTATTGCGGCCATTGATATTCGGGTGGAGCGGGAAAAGAAGAAACAGAAAGAAATTGAACGGAAACAGCGCCGGGGCCGCAGAAAGTAACTGTTGGCCCCGGCCCTCTGCTATGGAAAGAAGGTGAACCCCTATTGGCAACCATTAGAACGGCAATCGCCCTATATGACGGTGTTACTGCCCCGCTGAAGTCCATGCACAAGGCTATGAACATTGTGCTGAACAGCTTTGAAGCCATGCAACGGGCTTCTGGTAATTCTGTGGACACTTCAGCCATTCGGGAAGCCCGTGAAGAACTGGCAAGAGCCGGGGCCGCCTTCGATTCCATTGAAGAAAATATTCGGAATGCTGGCAACCAGCAAGACCGCTTCAACAGGCGGATCAGGGACGGCACCACCGCCGCTGATGGCCTTTGGAGCAAGCTAAAAGGCATTGCGGCCACCGTGGGTGGGTTGGCGGCTGTAAAGAAAATTCTTGGGGTTTCTGACCAGCTTACCAGCACAAATGCCCGGTTGAATAACGCCATGATCAACTTTGATGATGGCGGTTCCCTTACTGACCTTGAAAAAAAGGTAATGGCTTCGGCGCAACGATCCAGAACTTCCTATATGGATGCCGCTTCTTCCATTGCAAAATTGGGCCTAAATGCCCGTGATGCGTTTGGAAGTATGGATGAAGTGATTGCCTTCCAAGAACTGATTAACAAACAGTTTATTATTGGCGGTGCGAGTGTTCAGGAACAGCAAGCCGCCATGATCCAGCTTACCCAAGCAATGGCTTCCGGTGTGCTTCGTGGTGAAGAACTAAACAGCGTATTTGAACAGGCCCCCGGAATTATTCAGAGTATAGCAGATTACTTGGATGTTTCCATTGGTGAAATCCGGGCTATGGCCGCAGAAGGTCAACTGACCGCCGATGTAGTGAAAAATGCCATGTTTGCGGCGGCGGATGATATTGAAACCAAGTTTTCAAATATGCCCAAAACTTGGGGGCAAATTTGGATCGGGATGAAGAACAAGGCCCTGTCTATCTTCAATCCTATTCTGAACAAGGTAAATCAAGTTGCTAATAGCGAAAAGTTCACCCAAGTAACGAATGGAGTTATCAACGGCCTTGCCGGGATCGCTTCTGTTGCAACGGTGGTGCTTGACCTTCTGATTGGCGGTGCCGCTTTGGTGGTGGATAATTGGTCATGGCTTGCCCCTATTGTTGGCGGTGTTGCAACGGCTTTTCTTGTTTTGAATGGAGCCATGCTTGCCTATAAAACAGTGACCGGCATTGTGAATGCGCTGGAAACCGTAAAGGCCGCAAGACTGGCTATGACTACCGTTGCAACCGGAGCACAGACCACCGCCACCTTTGCCCAAACAGCGGCCCAATACGGCCTGAATGCGGCTTTGATGGCTTGCCCCCTTACATGGATTATCATTCTGATTATCGCCCTTGTAGCCCTGTTCTATGCGGCTGTGGCGGCGGTCAATCATTTTGCAGGTACAAGCGTTTCCGCAACCGGCCTGATTTGTGGCGCATTTATGGCGGCGCTGGCCTTCATCGGGAATATCTTTGTGGCCCTGTGGAACTTGGTTGTAGATGTGTTCGTGATGATCTACAACCTTGTGGCTACGGTTGCAAACTTCATCGGAAATGTATTCAATGATCCGGTTGGGGCTGTGGCCCGTCTATTTTTCGACTTGGCGGACACGGTTCTTTCCGTCCTTCAGGCTTTGGCTTCGGCCATTGATACTATCTTCGGTTCTAACCTTGCCGGTTCCGTCCAAGGCTGGCGTGACAGCTTGGGCGGTTGGGTGGATTCCACCTTTGGCAAGGGTGAAGAAATCATGGAAAAGCTGAATGCGGAAGATCTTCATTTGGGCCGCTTCGAGTATGGAGCCGCCTTTGATATGGGGTATGAATTCGGCCAAGGCGTGGAAGATACCGTGGGCGGCTTGTTCGACTTTTCCGCAATGGACAGCTTGGGGGCCGCTGATGGGCTGGATGCCTTCAACCTTGGGAACACCCTTGATGGTATCTATGGCAACACCGGGGACACAGCGGGGAACACCGCCGCCATGAGTGATGCCCTTGACATTGCGGAAGAAGATTTGGCCTATATGCGGGATATTGCCGAGCGGGAAGCAATCAACCGGTTCACCACCGCTGAAATCAAGGTTGAACAGCACAATGAAAACCACATTTCCAAAGATACCGACCTTGACGGGATTATGGATGCGTGGGCCAATGATTTTGCTGAAAAGCTGGATGTGTCTGAAGAAGGGGTGCATGAGTAATGGCATACAAAATGTACTTGGATGGTGTGCTTATGCCCATCACCCCTTCCAAGGTCAAAGTGAAAATCAATAACCAGAATGAAACCCTGACCCTGATCAGCGGTGAGGAAATCAATATTCTGAAGGCGGCGGGGCTGACTGATGTAAGTTTTGACTTGCTTCTCCCCCAAGTCCCCTATCCCTTCACAAATGGCGGGGCGCAACCCGCAGATTATTACCTTTCTCTTTTTGAACGGCTGAAAACGGCAAAGGAACCGTTTCAATGGATTTTGAACCGTGAAAAGCCCAATGGAAGCCGGTTGTTTTATACCAATCTGACTGTGGGAATGGAAGATTACCAGATCACAGACGATGCGGAAGAAGGCTTTGATATTACAGTGGCCGTGAGCCTGAAGCAATACAGGCACTATAGCACTAAAACTGTGACCATCCAACCGGCCCCAACCCCCGCCACAAAGCCCACCGCCACGGTGGAGCCGCCCAAGCGGGAAACCAGTCAGGCCCCCAAGCAATCCACCTATACGGTAAAATCCGGGGATTGCCTTTGGAATATCGCCAAGAAATATTTAGGGGATGGTTCCCGATACAATGAGATTTACAACCTGAATAAAGATAAAATCAAAAACCCGAACCTGATTTATGCCGGTCAGGTTCTTACTTTGCCTTCCTGAAAGGGGTGATCCGCTTGTCTATTGAACTTCTGATTCAGAATGGTTCCACAATTTATTATCCGGTTGTTGAAGAAGGGGTTTCTTTGACATGGGAGCGGAAAGGCACCCCCGGCAAGCTGGAATTCACAGTAATCAAAGACGGGGTTTTGAACTTTCAGGAAGGCAACCCGGTAAAGCTGACGGTGAACGGCACCACCATGTTCTATGGCTTTGTGTTCACCAAGAGCCGCAAGGCAAACAGTGTGACCATTGATGTTGTGGCCTATGATCAGTTGCGATACCTGAAGAACAAGGACACCATCACGGAAGAAGGGCTGAAGGCTTCTGACCTTCTGAAGCGGCTGGCGGCAGATTTCCGCCTAAACCTTGGGAGCGTGGAAGATACAGGGTACACCCTTGAAACCATTGTTGAGGAAGATAGCACCCTGTTTGACATGATCCAAAATGCCCTTGATGAAACCCTGATGAATACCGGCCAACTGTTCTGCCTTTATGATGATGCCGGGAAATTGACTTTGAAAAATATCAACTCCATGAAGCTGAATTTGCTGATTGATGAAGAAACCGGGGAAACCTTTGACTATTCATCCAGCATTGATGAACAGACCTACAATAAAATCAAGCTGACCTATGACAATGAGCAGACCGGCAAGCGGGAACTGTATATTGCACAGGACGGGGAGAAGATGAACCAGTGGGGTGTTTTGCAGTATTTTGAAGCCTTGCAAAACGCCACCGGAGCCGCCGCCAAAGCCAATGCCCTTCTGAAGCTGTATGACCAGAAAACCCGGAAGCTGACGGTGAAGAACGCTTTTGGAGATGTGCGGGTTCGGGCCGGTTGCGCCGTGGTGGTTGCCTTGAATTTGGGGGATATTATCACCAACAATTATTTGATGGTTGAAAAAGTCACCCACAATTTCAAGGGGGATGAACACTTCATGGATTTAACCTTGATTGGGGGTGAATTCATTGCCTAAACCGACAAATGCGGTGGAACTGGTAAAGAAGGCCGCTGTGGAAGCCGTGGACGCAAGCAAGCCGGTTCACATTCTGTTTGGAACCGTGATTTCCGCTTCCCCGCTGAAAATTCAGGTTGACCAAAAGGCCATTTACACAGAAAAAATGCTGGTGTTGGCCCGGAATGTCACGGATTATGAAGTGGATATGACGGTAAGCCACCAGACTGTTACAATTAGCCACGGCCACCCGGTTACAGATACTTATACCGGGGGCGGCACCGCTGAAGATGTTGACCACAACCACCCCATCAAAGGGCGGAAGAAGTTCAAAGTCCACAACGCCCTTGTGGTTGGGGATCAGGTGGTTATGGCCCGAATTCAAAAGGGCAAGAAATTCTTGGTGCTGGATCGGATTGCGCCGAACCCGGCCCTGAAGGGGGAATGGGCATGATTCCACAGGTTCAAGATGATCTGAAACAGGATTTTACCTTTACCACCCTTCCAAGCCGCACATTCAAAATGCGTCATGATACCAAAACCATAACCGGCACCATTGATGAAGTAAGGGCTGTGGAACAGGCGGTTTTCCTGATCTTGAATGTGGAACGGTATGAATGGCTGATTTATTCTTGGAACTATGGTTTTGAGAAGAAAAGCCTGATTGGTAAGCCGGTTGATTTTTGCATTCCAGAAATTGAACGGCGGGTGAAGGAAGCATTGCTTCAGGATGATAGGATCACCGCCGTTGAAAATTTTCAGTTTGAAGTGAACAAGAAAAAGGTGCTGACCACTTTCACGGTGATCAGCATTTTTGGCCCCATTTTTACGGAAATGGAGGTGGAAACCTGATGTATGAAAATATCACCTATGCGCTGTTGCTGAACCGGATGCTGGAAAAGGCCCTGTCCATCAACAACAATCTTGATACCCGTGAAGGTTCTCTGGTGTGGCTTGGCAACGCCCCCGCCGCCGTGGAACTTCAAAACCTGTATATCCAGCTTGATACCGTTCTGAATGAAACCTTTGCGGACACAGCAAGCCGGGATTACCTGATTTTGAGAGCGGCAGAACGGGGCCTTTCCCCTTATGCGGCCACCCCCGCTGTGCTGGAACTGTCCATCACGCCAACTTCTTTGTACTTGCCGATGAACACCCGGTTTTCTATTGGGGATTTGAACTACTATGTTTCCGCAGACCGGGGGAATGGAAAGTATGAAATCACCTGTGAAACAACGGGAGAAGCCGGAAATGATTATGGGGCCACGGTTATCCCCATTGAGTATGTGGATGGGCTTGAAACCTGTACCATTACCGCTTTGCTGATTCCCGGTGAGGATGAAGAAGATACTGAAGTTTTCCGTCAACGGTATTTCAATAGCCTTAATGCCCAAGCCTTCGGCGGCAACCGGATTGATTATATCGAAAAGGTGAACGCCATTCCCGGTGTGGGCGGTGTAAAGGTTTACCGGGCTTGGAACAGTGATATTCGCCCCGCTGAACTGGTTCCCCCTGAAGGAACAAGCGAATGGATCAGCGGCCTTTCCGGTGTGCCTGAAGCCGTGAAATCTTGGCTTGATACCGTGTATGCCGCCGCAAACAATAACAAGCTGACGGTGGGCGGAACGGTCAAGCTGGTGGTGATTGACAGTACCTTTGCGGAGCCTTCAGAACCTTTGGTGGAACTGGTACAGACCACCATTGACCCCTTGCAGAACGCCGGGGAAGGCGTGGGTATTGCGCCCATCGGCCATGTGGTGAAGGTGTACGGGGTGGAGAATGAAACCGTGAACCTGTCCTTCACGCTGACCTATCAGCAGGAATGGGGTTGGGAAGATGTAAAAACCTATGTGGAAACTACCATCAAGGCATATTTCACGGAATTGGCCCAAACATGGGCGGATCAGGAACAGCCCCTTGTGGTTCGTGTCAGTCAGATTGAAAGCCGCCTGTTGGCGGTTAGCGGGATTCTGGATATTGCTGATACGAAAATCAACGGAACAGAGGCCAACTATGAACTGGCCCTTGATCATATCCCGGTTCTTGGTACTATTACCCCGGCAACCGGTAAGCAGAGCGCATAAAGGAAGGTGATTGAATGGATCGCAAGCTAATCAATTACCTTCCTTATGTTGTCCGGGATTATGCGGAATTTCAAGGGATTACCGGAGCCGAGCAACCGGAGTTTGAAAACGCATGGGCGGCGGTGGATGATCTTCTGAATAATCAGTTTATCAAAACCGCTGGAAATCTTGGGTTGTCCAGATGGGAAAAAATCTTGGGTATCACCCCAAAAGGAACAGATACCTTGGATGATCGCCGCTTCCGGGTGCTTACCCGCCTGAATGAAGAACTTCCCTATACCTTGCCACAGTTGCGGGTGATCTTGGAAAGCCTTTGCGGAGCCGGTAACTATTCGGCTGATGTGGCAGATTACACCCTTTTGGTAAAGGTGGGTGTGGCCGCAAAGAAAAATTTCCAAGATGTTCAAACCTTGCTGAAAAGAGTTGCCCCAGTCAACTTGGTTTTGGTAGTTCAACAGTTGTTCAATATTCACCAAGTATTGGGCGGGTTTACCCATGCCCAACTTGCTTGGTACACCCATTCTGAAGTAAGAACAGAAGAACTTCAAACCCATGAATGTACCCCACACAAAACACTTCGGCCCTTCACCCATGCCCAGCTTGGAGGGCTGGAAAACAAATCTATCAGAAAGGAAATGACAGATGGCACAGTTCACACCTAATTATGATCTGGTGAAACCAGCCCAAGAAGATTTCTACAATGTGGACGATCAGAACCGCAATATGGATAAAATTGATACGGCCCTAAAAGCCCATGATGATTCCTTGGCCGGAAAAGCGGATCTTGGGGAAGATGGTAAGGTGAAGCCTGAACAGCTTCCCGATTCCAGTTCTGACCCCACAGAAGCGATTGAAGAAGCCATTAACACCCACAATGAAAGCCCTTCCGCCCATGCTGATATTCGGGAAACTGTGAAAAAAGCCCTTTCCGCCGCACAGACCGCACAGGAAACGGCGGATTCGGCCTTGGAAGCTGTGTCAGGGTTGATTTATACCATTGATGTTGTTCCGTCGCAGAACGGCACCCTAACCTATAATGGCGGGGAACAAAGCCCGTCTTGGAACAGCTACAACCCGGAAACTTTGACCCTTGGCGGAACCACAACCGCCACCAATGCGGGAACTTATACCGCCACCTTCACCCCCAAAGGAAAGTATAAGTGGACAGATGGAACGCAGACCCCCAAACAGGTAACTTGGACAATCAACAGGGCCACGGTTTCTGTCCCTTCTCAAAGCGGAAGCCTTACTTATACCGGTTCCACTCAAAGCCCGACTTGGGCCGGTTATGACAGTTCTAAAATGACCATCGGCGGCACTACCAGCGGCACCAACGCTGGAAGCTATAATGCCACTTTCACCCCCGGTTCTAATTACCAATGGACGGATGGGGGAAGTGCGGAAAAAGCCGTTGCTTGGACGATTGGAAAGGCCACAGGAAGCCTTTCTTTGAACAAATCTTCCATTTCCCTGAATGTTTCTAAAATGTCTGACACAATCACCGTGACCCGCCCCGGCACCGGCGTAATCAGCGCCGTGTCCAGCGCCCCCAGCGTGGCTTCTGTGAGCGTTTCCGGGAATGTGGTAACTGTTACCGGCAAGGCAAAAGGAAACGCCACAATTACCGTCAGCGTGGCCGCAGATACCAACTATACTGCCCCGGCTGATAAAACCTGTTCCGTTAATGTCACGCTTCCCACGAATACCCTGAATGATAACGATTGGGCCACCATTAAACAAGTCAGTGATTCCGGTAAGGGTTCCAGCTATTGGGCGGTTGGTGATATGAAGTCCATTCAGATCAACGGCAAGGTTGGGAACTTCACTTTCTCCAATCTGACCATCAACACCTTCATTTTGGGCTTCAACCACAACAGCGGCAAGGAAGGGAATAACAAAATTCACTTCCAGATTGGCAAAATCGGCACCACAGCGGTTGCCCTTTGCGATAGCCAATATAACAGTAATCAAAACAACAATGGCTATTTCAATATGAATCCTAATAATAGCAATAGTGGTGGTTGGAAAGAAAGCTATATGCGGAAAACGCTGTTGGGCAACACCGGCACACCCACAAGCCCCCCTTCCAATTCGCTGTTGGCGGCTTTGCCTTCCGCCTTGCGGAATGTGATGAAGCCTGTAACCAAGTACACGGATAATGTGGGCAACAATACCGGCAATACCCAAAGCAATGTGACCAGCACCACCGATTACTTGTTTTTACTGGCTGAATATGAAGTGTTCGGTTCCAGAAGCTATGCAAATAGCTATGAACAAAATTATCAGGTGCAATATGATTATTACAAAGCTGGTAACAGCAAAGTAGCCAATAATCACACCAGCACCGCCTCGGCGGTGTGGTGGTGGTTGCGTTCCCCTTATTACTACTCCAATTACTTTTTCTGCTATGTCAGCAACAACGGCAACTACAGCAACTTTAACACCGCTTACTACTCGGCTGGCGTGCGGCCCGGCTTTGCTGTCTAATCCCCCGCAGGATTATCCCGGCCCCATCCCGCCCCCGCAAGGGGGCGGCTTCGCCGGGTGAAAGGAAAATAAAAAAATATTCGGCGCGTAAGCGCCGACGCGATTTTTGAAAAATTGCTTTTTCCGTTCAAAGTGCTATCACTTACCTGTCTTTAGAGCGCATACACAAACCGAAAAACGCCATACAATAATCTTATGCAAAATTTTTGGAGGTTATAGGATGGCGACCAATAAGCGGGTTTTTACCTTGCGATTATCAGATGAAGTATTTGACAAAATCGGGGCGCTTGCAACCCGTGATCATCGGTCAATAACCAACTACATTGAATATGTGCTTCTAAAGCACTTGGAAGATGTAGAAAGAGAGCAAGGCCCGATTGAAATTGACAACACACCAAGAGGGGTGTAACCGTGTCCGTACTGAAGCAAAAGCGAACCACAAGTAAGGCTGAATTCATCAATACAGCTAACCAAATCTATGTTGAAACCATCAACTTTCTCACCCGCCTTTCCGCCCGGTATTCCCGGCTGATTGCGGAGCCAATCGCAAAGCTGGCCGGTGAGATCATAGACCATGCGGAAAAGGCCAACAGCATTTTTCCTTCAGACCAACAGCGGGTGAGTTTGCGGAAGGCGCATTTGCTTGAAGCAAGGGCTTCCCTGATGGCGCTTGATGTTCGCCTAACCCATGTTTATCTGATTTTGAACCAGAACCCGGAAGGGGCCTTTACTACTTCCAAGGGAAATGCAGTCAAATCACAAGACGCAATGGAAAAATTGGATAAGATGGCGCAAAATCTTGGTGAACTGATCGACAAAGAAAATGAACTTTTGAAAGGGGCCATTAAGAATGTAGGTTCAAGATTGAAAACTTAACTTCAAAAAAATTAGGTGTATCTCTGTTAATGTGACCTCGGCGGTGTGGTGGTGGTTGCGTTCCCCTAATTACAACAACAATAACAATTTCTGCAATGTCAACAACAACGGCAACAACAACAACAATAACAACGCTTACTACTCGGCTGGCGTGCGGCCCGGATTTTGCGATTGCGAGGTCAAATGGAGTAACAGAAACCCGGCTTTTGGATTTCAGGTGAAAGACGACCTTCGCAAAAGGAGAGATACTTCCTTGGGTAGCCAATCCCTAAAACTGCCCTTTGATGCCCTTACACGGACGCTTCTTGCATGGTGGGGGATCGTGCCATATCCCATTTCATGTGCAAGGGCAAAGCAGATTAGACGGCACCCTACAATTTATCTGTACGAAAGGCGAATACTTATTTTTATGACAAGCCAAGAACGGCATGAAGCAAGATACCAGCGCCGCAAAGCAAAGCGGCAAGCGAGAAAACAGGCCCGGTGTAATGCCCTTGGGCCTATGGAAAAGATCTTTTCCTATCGCAAAATGTTCTTCTATGGGAAGAAGTGCTGTAACGGGGTACGGTGGAAACAGAGTGTTCAGAACTTTGAAGGACACCTGTTTTCAGGAACGGCCAACAGACGGCGGAAGGTTTTGGATCAAAACTGGAAGCCTATGAAATGTACCCACTTCACCTTATGTGAGCGGGGCAAAGTACGGCCCATAGATGCACCCCATATTACAGATCGACAAATCCACAAAGCCCTTTGTAATGAAGTTCTGACCCCTTTATATGGCCCCTGTATGATTCACGACAACGGAGCAAGCCAAAAGGGGAAGGGCCTTCATTGGCACTTCCGCCGCCTGAAGGAACAGCTTCATTGGCATTACCGGAGGTATGGCCGGGAAGGTGCGGTTTTACTGTTGGATTTGAAAGGCTTTTTCCCGAATGCGCCCCATGCGCTTCTGTACCAACGGCACCAAGAACTAATTCTAAACCCCAATCTTCGGGCCTTGGCTGATACTGTAATACAGAATTCCCCATGCCCGACACCGGGCCGGGGATTGCCCTTGGGAGTGGAACCATCACAGCAAGAAATGGTTGCCTTACCCAGCGCAATAGATAATTGGATTAAATGTCAAGCCGGGGTTCACTGTTTCGGCCACTACATGGACGATTATTATTTAATCTTTCCTGATGTGGAAGCCCTGAAGAAACTTGGGCATGAGGTTGTTCGGCGGTTTGAAGCTCTCGGAATTCGAGTGAACAAACGGAAGTGTAAGATCATACCCCTGACAAAGCCCTTCCGGTTCTGTAAAGCAAGATTCACGCTGACGGAAACCGGGAAGATCAAAGTGAACGGGAACAGGGATGGTGTGAAACGGGCAAGGCGAAAGCTGAAGCTGTTCCACCGGGAATTTCTTGAAGGGAAGCGGTTATTATCAGAAGTTGAACAGTTTATGGAATGCCAAACCGCCTATTACCGGAACTTCAATGACCACGGAAGATTGTTGCGGTTAAGGCGGCTATATCATGCTATCTTTTTCGGAGGTGCAAAATGTATAGGATCATCAAAGACGGGGCCAACATTGGCTTGACCGAAAATCTGAACTACATTAAACAGGCCGAAAATGGTTGCTATGTCCTTTGCCCGGAGCATGATGCTTCGGGCATTGTTTTTGCCGGGACTGTGTACCATTTGCTTGGCCGGGATACTTTGGATGGGGCGGAAACCGTCAGTTTGGAAGAAACTGATGCGGGAACAGAAATCACCAAATCCAATGAAGCTGGCGGGATCGTGTTTGTGACAATGGCGGAAGCCGGGAGCATTGACCCGGTAACGGCGGCGGAACACGCTGATCTGTTTGCGGAATGGGCCTATCCTGTAAACTATACCTTGGGCCAAATCCGCCGCTATAAAGGCACCCTTTACAAGTGTGTTCAGGCCCATACTTCCCAAGAGGATTGGACACCGGACACGGCACACAGCCTTTGGAGCCTGACCGCCGATCCTTCGGAGGAATGGCCTGAATGGATTCAGCCTATCGGGGCGCATGATGCCTATGCTTTGGGGGCCAAGGTGAGCCACAAGGAAAAGCACTGGACTTCCACGGTTGCAAATAATGTGTGGGAGCCGGGTGTATATGGTTGGGAGGAAGCCACCGATGGAGTATAAAACCTATCTGGCCCGGAAGCGGCTGAAGAAGCTGGTGATTTGCGGCCATGTGAACATTCCCTATGGAACCGCCGTGACCAATGAAGGCGGGGTTCTGATGTGGAACGGAAAACCGGTTTGCGCCACTACCAGCCAAGATGCCTTTGATTTCTTCAGTCAGAACGATGATGGCCGGGGCCGGGAGCGTGGGGAGCTGGTTTCCGCTATCCTGATTAAGTTGGCAAAGCAGGATCAGCAGAAAGAGCGGTGGGGCCGTGTTTGGGAAGATCCCCTTTGCCGAAAGTATAAGCGCCCGGAACATGAAGATTTCTGGATTTGGAATTATGACTTCTACAATGCGCCGGTTGAGGATTTGCGCTATATCCTGAAGCTGGTGGAGGGGTGACGCAATGACGGTGTATCAGTGGCTTTGCTTGCTTGGGATTCCCGCCCTGATTGCGGGGGTGTTCAAGTACCTTCACACCCTGATCAAGCGCAATGCGGATGATAACAAGGCGCTGAAATTAGGGGTTCAGGCCCTTTTGAGAAGCCAAATGATCAGTGACTTCAACAAGTATTCGGAAAAAGGCTATGCGCCCATTTACGCAAGGGAAAGTTTTGAAAATTGTTGGAAGCAATATCATTCATTGGGGGTGAATGGGGTGATGGACGATCTTCACAAGAAATTCTTGGAGTTGCCCACGGAAGCCCCGGATGAATGAGCCGTGTAAAGAAGAAACCGAAAAAGGAATTTTCCAAAGTCCTGTTGGGATGTGTGGGGGCCGTCACGCTGGTTGTGACGGCCTTCACTCTTGCTATCGTTTGGAAAACCGGGGACACTTCGCCCCTTGCGTATCTGATCCCGGCCATATTCGCTGAACTGGCAACCGCCACAGGCTTTTACTATTCCAAGGCCAAGGCTGAAAACCGGATCAAATTGCGGAAGCAATACGGCCCGGAAATCTACAATGATACAAAGGAGATGTGAACCATGCTGGATGCAGTTCTGAAAAATCTGATTGATATTGGATGGGCCATGCTGATTTTCTTGGCGGCTTACTTGGCAAATGTGGCCTTTTCCCTGTATTACAACATTCGGATTTTGCTTCAGCCCTTTGACAAGAACAAGGCTATCAATTCCGCCTTGAAGGTTGCGGCCTTTGTGGTGGGGTTGACCTTGCTTTGTGTGAGCATTACCACATTGCCCCTGTTCGCTGAACAGCTTGGATGGGCAATCCCGGAAGAATACACGGATATTTTTGCCGATCTGGTGATTGTGGGTGCTGTACTGTTGGTTTCCTGTAAGTATATCAAGGAAGCCTTCACCAAATTTAATGCCATTCTTCAGGCGAAAGGGGAAGATGAACA